CGTTGCGGTGTGTGATTATAACGAATCTTGAGTGATTGAATGTATGTGTGTATCCAGGAGTCAAAAGATTTTTATTAAAAAAAATGAATAAAAAAAAAATAGATATTGGAATAGGATTTGATAAAAGAGAGTTAATATGGTTATTAGAATACTACGGTAAAACCATATACGACTTCAAAGAATGGTTATTAAAAAAATGAACAAAGAAGAATTATATAAAAGACGAGCTTTCAAAAGACTCTATTGGCAAAAAGTAAACAATTTAATAACAAATATACAAAAACATAAGCACGCCGAATAATATGGAACTAAAAATAAAATCAAAACACACACCTAACTTTGTTAGGGGGCGAACAAAATTAGCGTGTGAGTTTTGCCACAAGCCACTAGAAACCAAAGAGGTAGAATGCGAGAGCAGCAAAGGGAAACGCTGGCACGAGTGCTATGATTGTTTTTATAAGAACATGGAGGAAAATAACAAAAATGGAAATAAAGATAAACGAGAGACCAAGCAGTGCAACGATAAAGATAAGCACGACTGGCAAATGGTCAGGAGAGGTTAAAGAATACGCAGACAACACAGCAGAGGCAACAGCATTAGCAATAGACTCAGCAAACACACTAGAGATCTACTTAAATGAGCAAAACAAAAAAAGAGAATAAAGACAAATACATTGTTCCAGAGTTCAGATGGGACAAATGGCAACAAAAGGTCTTAGACTACGACAAAGGACATATTACCATGCGTTGTGGTCGTCAAGTTGGAAAGAGTGAAGTAGTCAGCGCCAAAGCTGTTAAATTTGCTTTAGACAATCCAGGCACAACAACAATGATAATCGCAGCGTCGCAGAGACAGAGTTCTTTATTATTTGAAAAGGTCAGAGGCAACTTAGATCTATTGATAAATACTGACGAGGGTGACCAATACGCCGAGAAACCTACCTTAACAAAGATTATACTCAAGAACGGAAGCAAGATTTACTCATTACCAGCAGGGCGAACAGGCTATTTTATTAGAGGGTTTACAATAGACTTACTCATAGCAGATGAAGCAGCGTATATCCCCGAAGAAGTTTGGAAAGCAGTTATACCAATGATAGCAGTCTCACAGAGAGTACGAGGTTTCGGCTATATAATACTATTAAGCACGCCTTTTGGAAAAGGCGGCTACTTTTACAACAGTTTTACAGACAAAGACTTCTTACATATACACGTAAGCAGCGAAGATTGTTGGCGTATTCCTAAAAGTTTCTTAATGAAAGAAAAGGAACGACTCAGCAAAGCAGACTACGCCCAAGAATATTTAGGAGAGTTTACTGATGAATGGAACCAATTTTTCCCGACAAAACTAATTAAAGACTGCATGACATTTATGGAATGGAACTTTAAAGATAAACAACCAGGCGCAAGATACTATCTAGGCGTAGACGTTGCGAGGTACGGCGGCGACGAGAACGCATTTGTAATTTCAGAATTATACAAAAAGAACATTAAAATAGTCAAAGTATTTACTACACAAAGGGTAAGCACAACCGACACAATCGGGAGGATTGAGAAAATTGATGAAAAATACAACTTTAATAAGATTTTTATTGATGACAGCGGGATTGGCGGCGCTGTTCTTGATAGTTTAATGGATAAACTAGGCAGAAAGGTAATGGGCTTAAACAACGCCAGTAAAAGAGTACAGGTACAGGGCGAAGAACGTAAAAAAGGTATTCTAAAGGAAGATTTATACTCAAATACCTTAATGTTAATGGAAACAGGCAGATTAAACTTAATCAATCATTTAGGCATGTTAAAGAGCTTAAAATCAATCATCTATGAATACGGAGAGATGAAATATGATAGAAAGGTAAGAATCTTCGGAGATTATAGCCATATAGCCGAGGCAGTAGTAAGAGCGTGTTGGTGTATGAAAGAAAGAGGATTGAATATATATTTATATTAGGTAAAATTTATATATTTAGAAGCTCATAACATTATTTACAATGGCATATATAATGACAACTGAGGCAGAAATTAAGCAAAAGAGCGGGGCAAATGTAAACGCTACGTTTGATACTACAATGATGACAGCAGCAAACATAAGGGCAGAGTCAACGTGCAACGTAATAGCAAGATACAATTTTTCTGACACATACGCAACATTAAACGCTGACGTAAAAGGCTTATTATCTGACATTTGCAGTAGTTTGGTAGCAATAGAGGCAATTTCCTATGACATGAGCGGATATACTAGCAGAACCGAAGCAGAGGACATGGTAAACATAAACCGAGACATAGCATTAAGAGGATTAAGTTTATTAAAAGACAAGAAACAACAGACTTTCATAAGCGGAGCATAATAAGAAGATGTTTGAACACGATTATAAGAATTATCCAGAGCTGACGAATACAGAACTGCAAGAAATGGGTTTTACCTCTCCCCATAAGCAAATAACCAGCGACTTCTATGCATCTGTCGTCAAAGTTCATGACGGAGACACTATAACCTTACGGGTAGATTTCCGTGATTTTGATTTCCCGTTAAGGTTTTTGGATATAAACGCACCAGAACTAAACGAATTAGGCGGAAAAGAGTCAGGAGAATGGCTTAGAAACCAAATAATCGACCAAGAAGTCGATATATTAATAAATCCAGACAACAGAGTAGATAAATATGGACGTTTGCTCGGTTATGTCATCCACAGAGGTATAAATTTAAATGAAACAGAGGTCAGACTAGGATATGCAACACCGTTCGACCAAAGGCAAGAGGGTAAAATTGAAGACTTTAATAAAATACTTACGGAGGTTAGTATCTAAACTAATGGCAGGAATAAATTTCGGAAGCCTATTTCCAGGCAAAAACAGATATGCAGATGACGGAGAACTAATCACTTCGGGAGCTCAAGACTATGCAGGAAAATATAGTACTCAAGTGTTCGCAAACGCGACAGCTACAGCAGCAGCTACAGCGACAGTTTATACAGTTCCTGCAGGAAAAGTCTTTTATTTATCACATTACAACGCTACAATGTTCAAAAACGTAGCCTCATCAGTATCTTTTTACTTAAAATTAAATGCTGCGGGAGCATTTACTTTAATATTTAGGTGGTTTTTAAGTACAGCAATCCTAATGGACCAAAAAATAAGTACTGGACAGTTAGGTATGCCAATCAGATGTATTGCAGGCACAACTGTTGACGTACAAACAGACAACGCAAACGCAATATGTACAATGAACATACATGGGTGGTTAGAAAATGCCTGATACTGATATAGGAAACGCAATAGCTAGCGAATTATCTACCGCAATAACAGACTATTCAATCAACCCACAAGAAACAGACTCAGCAGGAGACCAAAAAGAAACCCCCTGGATCAATAGCAAATGGTCAGAATATTTAGGTTATTATAAAGAAATCCCAGAACTACAGACAGCAATCGACGCCAAAGCAAACTGGACTATTGGCGCAGGATACGAAGCCGACGCAACTACAATGTTACTCTTAGGCAACATAAAAGGAAATGGTAAAGATAGTTTTAACACTATTCTTATGAACATGATTAGAACTTACACAATCGGCGGAGATAGTTTTGCAGAAATAATCCGAGACGAAGACAAAGTTCTAGCCAATGTTAAACCATTAGACCCTAGCTCTGTTGTTATAGTTCAAAACAGAAAAGGCAGAGTCATAAGATACGAACAACTAGGAAAAAACACAAAAGATAAAAAAATATTTCAACCTGACCAAATTTTACATTTATCCAGGAAAAGAATAGCAGACGAAATTCACGGTATTAGCGTAGTTCCGAGTGTTAAATGGATAATATTAGCCAGGAACGAAGCTATGACAGACTGGAAGCGAGTTTTACACAGAAATATAGACCCACTCTGGATTTTTCATCTAGACACAGACGACACTACAGAAATCGCAGCATTTAAAGCAAAGAATGACGCAGCTCGAGGCGCAGGCGAAAGTATGTATATTCCAAAAGGCGCAGTAGTCCCAGAACTAATAAGCACAGCTGCAAATGCTTCTCTTAACCCTATTGCATGGATTAATCAACTCAACGACTATTTTTTCCAGGCAGTAAACGTCCCGCAAATCATTATAGGCAACGCTAAGGAATTTACAGACGCTTCGGGAAAAATAGTCTATTTATCTTATGAGCAATCAGTCAAAGGCGAGCAGTTATACATAGAAGAACAGATTTTAGGACAATTAAACATATACATACAATTAACTTTCCCTGCCAGTCTACAGCAAGATACAGTCAGCGACACTACAAGCGAAGTCGAGAACGAACCAATGGAAAAAGCAACTCAGCCAAACGACACTACAGCAGAAATAGAGGGTAAAACATGATAAAAAAAGAAATTACAGAGATAAAATATAATATTATTAATTCATTACTGGCTGGAGGTTTAACCTTACTAGGCGCATTAACCACAGGAAACTTAACATGGACCAGCGTATTAATAGCTATTGCGACCGCTGGCTGCGTCGGAATAGCAAAATTCCAGAAATATTGGGAAAACATAGGCAAGAACGGCACATCATATAATTTATTTAGTTTTATATAAGAAAAATGGCAATAAAAAAAGTTAAACCCGACCCACGATTTACAGGCTCAAAAGAGAACAGAGTAGCAGCAGCTAGGGGAACAGAAATAAAAAAGGAACAAAATATTACCCCAATGAAACAAGAATCGCAGCAACAACCACAAGCACAACTACCTACAAGCAATTTAAACAATGTTACACCAGCAGCAGGAAGCCAAACATTTACACCTATACAACCATTAGCCGACAGATTAAACGAAGTTCATACAAGCAATTTAGGAAATGTTACACCAACAGCAGGATTACAAACAGGAATAACAAGCGGAACAGGAGAAATACACGCAGCAGAGAAGCCAGGAATTATCGAACAAATAGCAGGAGGAATTAAAGGCACATTAACAGGAACAGGAAACCCAGAGGGAAGCGGATTACATCAAATAGGTAGATTAATACCTAGTTCTTTGGCTGCAATATTAGGTTCTGTTATAGCAGCTGCGCAACCAGTTACAGCAATAGCAGAAGCAGCAACAATCGGAGGGACAGGCTATTCAGTAGCAGCAAATACTGCTGGCTCACTAGGCACAGCTGGCACATTTGCAGCAAACACAGCAACAACAGCAGTAACCGCAAGCTGGCTAACAAAAGTATTTAAAAGCTCAGTAGCCCCTGCTGCAGTAGCAAGCGCTACAATGGGAGCAATCGGAAGTTATCCATTTGCAGGATTTATTAAAGAGGAAGCACTACAAACTATAGGTTTTGCTGTTAATTCCGCAATAAAAGCAGGCGACCAAGAGGGAGCTTTAAGAGCTATAGAATTTCAAAAAGAAATACTTAACCCTGACTCATGGGCAGAAATTACAGGCAAAGTACCTTATGCCAATGTATTACACAATTTAAAACTATTTTACGAAGCAGCACAAATAAAACTATCTATTGATGAAAAAATAGTTCAAGACATGAACTTAGGGGAAACCGAAGACAAAAAATATGCAAGAATAGCACAAGAACAAGCAGACCAAGACAAAGCCGCGGTAGACTATTACAATAAAGAACGTAAAAAGCTTTTAGAATGGGAAAATCAAGCAAGAACAGAACAAAGAGACAAAGACGCTGCATTCTGGGCACAAGAAGCAGCAAAACAGCGTAAATATGAAGAAGAAGACAGAAAAGCAATAGCCCAATTTTGGGAAGCGTACAGAAAACGTATGCAGAAGATATCAGACGATAGCAGACCAAGTAATTTAAACTTCGGTCTAATATGAGGTAAAAAATGGAAGAAAAAGAAGTCGAAAAAGAAATAGCACAACCAGAAGAAATGACAGAAGATATGGATTTAGACATCATATCAAAAGCAGAAGCAGCCGCAGACAGAATAGAAAAGAGCGTAGCAGCTATGCAAGGAGAAGTCAGAAAGTTACAAAAGTTAAAAATGGAAAGTATCCTAGGCGGAAAAGCAGAAACTAATCTACCGCCACCAGTTGAAACACCAAAAGAATACGCAGAAAAGGTAATGGCAAATGAAAAAGAAACCAAATAAAGATTTAAACCTAAAAATAGGTACAAAAAAGGAAGTAGCCTGGACAAACAT